TTTTCCGAATTATTTTTAGTTAAAACTGAAAAATGTTCACTAATATGCCTATATTTATCGCTATCCATATTGGATAAAACGCCGAAGTGTGTTAAAATATTTTCATTAGAACCTATAAAGCTCATGGTTAAGCCATTCTTCAAATCATGGTCACTATTATGGTCACTATTGATTCAGAAGACACCTATTGATGTACTTATAGACACTATCCTCATCTATAAGCCACCTTTTACCACATTTGAAACCCGACAAGCATTTAGACCTCACTAGCAGGTAAATCTTGTCGGGTTTATTTTGTCTTAGAATCTTAGCTGCTTCTTGGGCAGTTATAAGATTTACTTTATCAGCCATTTGTGTTGTACCATAGCACCCTTAGCTTTACCATCTGTATCTACAAGTACAGTAAGCTCTAGTGCTTTATCAGCCTGATAGTTCCTTTGGATAGAGATAGGAACATATGCACGTTCATTTATATAAGACACACCAGCACCCAGCTCCCAAGAGGGGCGCAGTTTAGACAACACAGGAGTGAGGTCTACAGTCTGTTCTACAGTAGCCTTTACTCCCGGTGGTGCATCATTAGCAGAGCCACTAGTGCTATCAGGTTGATTAATAGTACCAGCAGTTCTTTTAACAATCGGCACACTCACTTTCTCGCCATTAATAACAGCGACGTATTTGTTAGACAACACCAAGTCCTCTTCTTTGGGGTTGTCTTTGGTCTCAGCATGGATTCCTGTGGTAGACAAAAGTCCACCCTTAGAATCTGAGCTGGGCATAGGGGGTTCTGAAGCTTTGTTGTCTCCTCTTAGATATAAGTAGCAGCAACCGGCTCCAATAGCAAAGCTCAGTAAAAGAGCAATTATATTCTTAGTTCTCGTGGTAAACATAGCGTTACATACCTATAATTGTTTGCAGCAGACTGTTTGCAATCTGCAAGAAACCGAGCAGCGGTCTATATTCGGGATTGAACGATGAGGATAGCGTATCCACGAACCACAAGAAGACAAACAGGGGGATGGATATTAAAAGACCATAGAGGAAGAAGGTCTTTAGTTTCATTAAGGTTTCTTTCATGATATATAGTCTCCTTTAAGAAGGTTATTTAAGGTAATAATAAAAAATACCCTAAGGAATCCTTAGGAGGTATAGGAAACCTTAGGGTATCTATAAGTATCTATTAATTAGGTTTATTAGTAATAATAACAATTACCCTTAGGTATCTATAGTCTCTATAGTACCAAGGGTATCTAAGGGTTACATATGGAATCATATAAGGTCATATGGTATCTATAGTAACTATAAGGTATCTATAGTTATCTATAGGTATAATATAATGTCCCTTTCCTACTCTTATCGAGTATGTGACCCATTAGTTTCGCTGGTTTATATGACCCATTAGCTATAAAAGTTATCGACCACTGTAACTCCTCCAAATTGTGGTTGTCTTTTTCTATAGCGTTGCGGAACAAGCTCAGGATTATATTCTTTGTGTAAGACACCAAAGTCAGAATCCCACCATTTCATAAGCTGTTCTTCTTCAAGTTCATCAATGCCCTGTTGAGCATCCCTGTCTAAACTCTCCAACCAAAAGGCAACACCCATGGTCACAGCATCAAGCCTATCATCATGGGCAAGTGCACCTTTATCTCTAGTGAGCCTTGTGAGCTGATAAATTAAAGAGTACTTTTGGTCATTCTCATACACCTTATAATCATCATAGATAACAGAGGTGTTGACAATGAGCTTATGGCGCATCATAACAGGTTCAAGTGTATCAATGATACGAGCTTCTTTCTGCTTGTTGTTCTTGACTTCTGTGTAGGTGCAAGGGTGAACCTTATTCAGTACAGGCTTAAAGAGCTGCCCCCACATACCATCGCCAAAGTTAGCTTCAGAGACAACATCATTCACGCCCCAAAATTTACACTTATTAGCTAAGAGGTTGAGGGTATCATCACCATAGCCATCACGATAGCCACCAACTTCCATAAGGAACAGGTAACCATTGAGAATCTTGATAACAGCATAGGCAAGTTCATCCGCACCACGTCCTGAGGGGTCAATAGCCATTACAGTACCTGTATATTTAGCAGTTTCTTTAGACCTGTCAAAAGGGGCATAGAAGAAGTCACCTTTAAGGGCAGTACAGGGTACATCCTTTAGTCGCTGTTCATATCCACTTGCCCATGACCACTTCATAGATGCTTCTTCCATGTCTAGGTCTGCCACAATAAAGTCAGCCACTTTGAGCGGATACTTTTCAGCATCAGAGAGACTAGTGTCTAAAAGAAATTGTAAAGTAAAACCTGCTTTACCATAGGACAGTCTACGCTTAAAAATCTCTTCTTCGTTGAAGCGTAAGGGGTCAGTGGGTTTACCTGCTAATGAGGGGTCTTTATCAAGTGCATCAGCAATAAAGGGATGTAGACGCTTACCATAGTTATCCCTCATTTTTTGATTTTCCGGATAGACAACAGGGAAGATGACACAACTATATCCACGATTCTGTAATTCGTTGTATAAGGACTGTTCAGACTGTGGAGTACCTAAATAAATAATTAGTCCATTGGGTTTGATGATAGAATCAAATTCCTTTACAGCTTCGCTAAGTTTGTCACGCTGCACCTGCGTTCCTGAATTAGAGGGAATCTCAATATCATCAGCAATCAGCAGGTCAGCACGAGAGCCTGTAATCTGACCATAGATACCTACAGACTTTACAGAAGGGGAGATGTCAGGCACAGCAGGGGCAACATCAAACAGGTTCATGGTATCTCTGTTGCCCTTGCTGGTATTAGGTTTAAGATGTGCAAGAAAAGGCAGTGTCATAATGATACGCTTTACGAAAATAGCGTTAGCATCCGCTCTATCTTTACCTGCGGAAACAATCTCTACTTTAATTTGGGGGTTACGCCACAGAGACCACACGGCAAAAGCACAAGTGATAAAACTTTTCGCTACACCACGAAACCCTTCTAGAATAGTACGGTCATTGGGACAATGTTGTAGATAATTTGCAATAGCATATTGGATAGGGGTAGGGGACGGAAGACCAATCATTTTCCATACAATAAAAAGGAAGACCCTAAAGTCCTCCTTAGCTTTGTCAATCTGTTCATCTGTCCATTCAGGCATCAGCTCACCTGCCCATCCAAATCAAAGGTAGGAATCTCTTCCACTACCTTCTGAATCTTTTGTACCCCTTGGGTTTCGGGGGTAGTCTGTAATTTGTTCTGCTTCAAGAACTCACGCACCTTAGCAAGAAAAGCAGGGTTACGGCGCAGTTCAGGGTCATCAAGTCCTTCTAAAAGGGCATTGACTTCACCTATAGCAAGCTTATCAAGTAGTTTCTCATCTATCTGCATAGTTTATCACTCCTTTGTATTCATAAATCAATTCTCACACGATTGAGAGGGGGTGGGAGTGCTATTTGAGCATTGAAACACTCCCATAGGTATAATCACATAGGCAAGAAAATCCAATCGTTCAGATAGGCTCTCAGGCGTTACTGAGGGCGTTTTAACTTCTTACCTTTTAATTCTTCAATGTAATCTGTTTTATTGGTATCCACAAGACATACATCATATGTCTTAGATAAGGTGCGGATAGCAGCAGCAGTGCCTTTACCAAAACGGAAAGACCACAGAGGACACTTGCAGATATGGCAATCTCGGATGTTATCAGAAGTACCTGCACAGTCCATGCATTTTAGACGAATAGCACGAGTAAGTGAAGGGTTCTTAATATCAGCGATATACACCTTTTTAGCCACGGAAGTCACCCCCTAAATGAATAAAGCGGTCTCTAATCTCCTCAGTGCGTCCTTGATTCCAAAATTGACTGCCCAAATAACCACAGGTTCTACGTGTCACATTCATTTTGGTTTTGTCTCTATTACCGCAATTCGGACACTCCCACTCCAATCTACCATTATCTGTGACAATCTTAATTTCACCATCATACCCACAGACCTGACAATAGTCACTCTTGGTATTCAGCTCTGCATACATAATGTTGTCATAGATAAACTGAATAACAGCCATAACTGCATCAATGTTTTTGGTCATATCAGCACACTCAATGTAACTGATAGCACCACCCGGACTGAGCAGTTGAAATTCAGATTCAAATTGCAGTTTGGTGAAGGGGTCAATAGGCTCACGTACATTCACATGATAGCTATTAGTGATGTAGTCATGGTCAGTGACTTCCTTAATCACCCCAAAGCGTTCACGGAGACATTTAGCGAATTTATATGTGGTGGTTTCCATAGGAGTACCATAGACACTATAGCCTAAGTGCTCCTTAGTTTTCCATTCAGCACACTTATCATTAAGGTGTTGCATGACAGAGAGTGCAAAGGGTTTCACAGCAGGGTCAGTATGAGATTTACCGAACATTGCCATACAGCACTCATAGAGACCTGCATAGCCAAGGGAGATAGTGGAGTACCCATTCTCCAATAATTTGTCAATCTTCTCACCTTTTTGCAGACGAGCAATAGCACCATACTGCCAATGGATAGGGGAGACATTGGAGATTGTACATTTAAGGTTTTGGTGTCTTACACGCAAGGCTTTGTGACACAGTTCCAAACGCTCATCAAGAATAGACCAAAATCTATTTTTGTCTTTATCAGCAGACAGTGCAACATCCACAAGGTTGATGGAGACAACACCTTGGTTGAAGCGACCATAGAATTTAGCTTTACCATTTTCATCAAGATAGGGCGTTAAGAAACTTCTGCATCCCATAGGAGGGTAGCAATGCCCCACACCATCTTCAGTCTTCTTATTCTTTAGCATAATCTTCTCAGACAAATAATCAGGCTGCATACGCTTAGCAGTGCATTTAGCACACATCTCTGTGAGGTAATAATAGGGAGTACCTTTACGGATGTTGTCTTCCTCTAAGACATAAATCAGCTTAGGAAAGGCAGCAGTAATCCATGCCCCTTTTTCATTCTTGACACCCTGATAGCGTTGGCGAATGATTTCCTCAATAACCATAGCAAGGTCTTTCTTCTCCTGCTTATTCTTAGCTTCATTGAGGTACAGAAACAATGTAACAAAAGGTGTCTGACCATTGGATGTCATAAGGGTATTAATCTGATACTGCATTGTCTGCACACCCTTAGTGATTTCATCTTTCAATCGCTTTTCTGTGATATAGTCTAAATCCATTTCATAATACTCTGCATGAATAGATTCTAGTTCCTGTTTAACTTCTTCTTTAATTTTTTGTCTTGAAGTATTGACAAATGGAGCTAAATGTGCTACCGATACACTCTGACCACCATATTGGTTAGAAGCAACCTGTGCCATAATCTGAGTAGCAATATTGCAAGCAGTAGCAAAGCTATGTGGCTTTTCAATCATAGTGCCGTTGATTACAGTACCATTTTGCAGCATGTCTTCCATGTCCAACAGTGCACAGTTGTACATCTTTTGGATAGCATAGTCCATATCATGTACATGGATGATACCTTCTTTATGTGCCTTCATTACATCCGGAGGGAACAACAGCTTTTCAGAGAGTTCTTTAGAGACCATACCTGCCATGTAGTCACGTTGGGTAGACAGGATAACAGGGTTCTTATTAGAGTTTTCCTCATTCACATCTTGGTTGCTGAGATTGACAATATCAAGCACTTCACTCAAAGCACCTTTGGTATTACGAATCAGCTCACGTTTATAGCGGTAACGCACATACTCTCTAGCTACCTCAGGATACATAGAGGTCATAAGTTTTTCTTCTACAATATTCTGAATGTCCTCAACTGTCATTTCAGTTTCCTTAGCAATTCTCTCAATGTATTCAGCAATATTTTCTTTTGTATAATCATCAACATAACCAGCCTTAGAGATGGCAGTAATGATTTTGTCTTTATTAAAGTCTACGAGAGACCCATCACGCTTCTTAATTTTCAAATCTATATAGACCTCCTTTAAAAATAAAAAGAGGGAGACTAAGCTCCCTCGTAACTCTTACCAACGTGCAGTATAACCACGGACATCCACATGGACACCCCAGCTATAAATACCAATACCATCAGCACCAGCAGCTACCGCAGCATCATACAGAGCTTGTAACATAACACCCTCAGGGCATTGCACATCCGCAGCAGTTCCGTAGATATGCTGACTGTTAGACACACCACCTACCTCAGCATTGTGGGCAGGACAGCGATAACCACAGGACAGCACTAAAGGCTTACCGATGATAGCACGCATACGCTCTAATACCTGTACAAGCCGTGGGTTGATGTCAGCACCATTGTGGAGACCCCCACAACCACATTTACAGGCAAATTCACTAGAATCAAAATGAGCAGATAATTTCACTTATTACATTCCTCCTTTTTAAAAAAGGTCTTATACAGCAAGACCCAAATCTGAATCAAGACATACATAATGGTGACGATATACACCCAATCAGATAAGGGGATACCCATGAGAGATAGGGTGGAGACACCAATAGGAGGGGTTGTCTTTACAATTTCATTGTCCATAATATCCTCCATAATAAAATAAAAGAGGGTCAGCTTCTAGCCAACCCTCGGTAACATTATGCAGTAGCAGTGGTAGGAGCAGGTAACTTAAGTTTCAGATAGAGCAGTTCTCTATCTTTATCTGCCAACTTATCACGCAGAGATTGCATAGTGTTGCAGGTAATCAGAGCACGAGTTTTCTCGCCTTCCTCATGGATAGCAGTGGTAACTTTACAGGTGTTTGCAGCACCCTCAAAGCGCAGGGCATCAATGTTACGATTGATACTCTCACCGACACTAGCTACTTTGTATCCGGTTTCTTTTTCGTTCATGCCTACAGTATAGAAGCCGTCGCACATACCACTTTGGATACCACGCAGACTAGCTTTGATGTCTTGGTTGTCTAAGCCTTCAGACAGCTCTGCACGAGTTACAGCACCTTGGAAAGCAGAACCATTACCACCCCAACCACCGAAACCACCAAAGCCACCACCAAAGGCAGCTAAGAGGATAAGGTATACAAAGGGGTTATTCCACATCTCATTACCATTAGAACCTTGTTTGGCGAGCATCAGGGCATCACCGAGACCTACGCCAGCATTAGCCATTTCCATTACTTTTCAACTCCTTTTTGAACTTGGTTGATGTATGCTTTACCTGCATTGATGTCTTCATCCGACATACCACGCTTACGAGCTTCTTCCTCAACCATTGCCAACAGTTCAGGGGAAACCTGCTTCAAGGCTTGCATCATCATCATTTGCATAAGTTTGTTTTGGTTCATGTTATATTGCATAGTGACTAGTCACCTCCTGCTATTATGATAACATGAATTTAGGAATTGAAAGTTGTAACTAAATGACTATAAAGTTACTTGAAAAGGACAAGATATACTTTGTCATATATTTGTCTTAAGGCACGTTTGATACAAGACACATCTTCATGGTACTCCATAGCAAGCTTTTGTTGCGAGTAGTCCTTAAGGATAGTTTTATTGAGTATGTCTTGTTGTTTTGGTGTGAGCTTAGCTTCTGTTGTGATTGTCTTGTACTCAGTGAGAGTAGAGGACTTAAGCCAAGCACGAGCCTTTTTGCGATTCTTTTCCATGATAAAATCCTTTCTGCCCACCCAAACCCCTAAAGGGGAGACAACAACCCTGTCTTTTTATTTAGTTAAAGTAAGCTAATAGCTTCGGTTTCCTCTTTAGTTGATGCAGCTTCCACTTTTTCTTTAGCTTTTCTATAAGCAGTGTGGAGCTTATCACTTCTCAGTGCTACCTGAGCAATGACACCACGCAGGTCAGATGCAGTTACTTTCACATCTTGATTGTCTGCCGTAGTCCATGTGAGAGCAGCGGAAGCACCGGCAACTTCAAGGGCGATTATGGCAGCATTTATACGCTCTCTAGCCTTATCATCATAATCAAAAGAGTAGCCTTGGTATTCAATCGGTTCTACTTCTGCTTTGTCACGTTGCATCTTTAAAATTTCGATTCTGCGATTTTTAAAATACTCAATCGGTTCTTCCTCATGCGTCACTTCGACACCCAACTTGCAAAGGGTTTCTTCGGAGATGGAGAGAGGAATGAAGATACCTTCCTGCCCTAAGGCTTCTGACAAAGGGTAGATGTGAGTATAGGTATCTTCTTTGTATTTATATTTTGTCTGCATTTTGTTCCTCCTTTGCTTAATAATCTTCAACTGTAGGTTTCATGTCATTTATTGCTTTGCCCCATGAAAAAGTCACACCACTTGTATAATAGCAATTAAACAGCAATCTATAAGTTTTATTGGGTGTTACACCTACAATGGAATCAATATCTGCGGCATCGTCGACTTCACCCTCAGAGGTAGTATAAAACCAACCCTCACCCCAAACTTTATTGGTTGATGTATTCTTTATGTTAGCATAGTTGGATACATCGGGGTCACCCTCACCCCCATCAATAGACGATGTTACTTTGATTCTCTTAATCCCCGGTGGAACAGTAAAAGAAATTGTTTTATTATTTGCGTCATTCCAAGTCCAATACTTGCTACCATCTTCAACCTTTACCTCACCATTTTTCATCATCATTCTGTTTAAGCCCATATTACCACCTCTACGATAACTTATTAGCTTGCACGATGCTGGTCAGATTATTGCTGGCATCTTTTACCATCATAATGTTTAAAAGCAAACCGGAGCTTGTAATAGCTACATCAGATGCAGACCCTATATACTTAACAGTTCCACAGTTAGTGATAGTCAATGCATAGTCTGCATCCGCTGTAAAGTACGCACTAAATACAGAGATTTGTGACTTATCAACTTTCATTGCCAAAGCACCTAAATCAAGTGTGAAATTATTAGTTGCCTTATACATCATTGCAGATATAATCGGCGTATCATTCGTACCTGTTACGATGTATATAGGATACTTTTCGTAATATACCAACAAAAAGTTTAACGTCTGCGCTGCTGTCCAAGTGTTAGCCACCGACGTTTTAGCGTAATCAGCAAGCGATTGATGCTGTGTCAAATAACCTGCATCGTTTGGCAGGTCAGATACTTTAGTAGGCACACTAGCAGCAACGGAATCAATAGCAGCTTTTACAACTTTATTCTGCACAGGGTTGATAGAGGTATCGCTAAGTGCTGCATCAACAGTAATGCCACCATCTTTACCATCTCTACCTCTAGGCAGCATAAAGTTCAACACAACATTACTAGCAGTACCACTATTGGTAACGCTTGCATTACTACCTGCTGCCCCTGTAGTCACGCTACCAATCGTGATAGACGCAGCAGTACCTGTATCACCTTTTGCACCCTTGATGTTCACACTAGCAGGATTAGTCAATCCAGCTTTATTTGTCCAACTTAAAACACCCTCCGTAGACACACTAGGCACAAATACATTGACGTTTTCACTATAATTCTTAGCATTGTCCATGTAGGTTTTTGCTTCACCTGCGCTGTTTCTTGCATCAGACGCAAAGTTACTAGCAGTAGTAGCAGCAGATTGAGCTGCTTCTTTACTAGCACCTGCATTATCAGCAGAGGTCTTAGCGTTGGCAGCATAAAGGGACGCATCACTCTTAGCAGCTTCTGCTACATTCTTGTAACCTTCGGCTAACCTTGCGCTTTCAGCAGCACTTGCAGCAGATGCACTAGCAGACTGTGCGCTGTTATATGCATTGTCTTTATGGTTGCCAGCAGTATTCATAAGCTGTTCAGTTTGTGTCTTGATAGCGTTCATACGCTGCATCATAGAGCTTTCTTCATTATCAATGTAGTTCTTGGTGACAGCATCCTGTGCATCCTTAGGGTCAGCAATGTTAGACACACGGAACTTACGTCCTTGCCATACACCACTTTCCTCATCAAGAACAATAGAATTGGTCTTAGACCAATCACTTGCTTCCTCTAAGATGTGCAACTGCTGAACCTCTGATATAGTCATATCCTTAGCTTTCAGGATACTTGCATCTGCCCAAGACACCAAGCGAGTGGTTGGCGTATTACGATAGATATGCACAATGCTATCTTTAGCTGGTGCAGAATCAAACATAATCATACGATTACTTATAGTGAACCCTTCGGAAACCTCTGCATCATTAATAGCCACATGGACAAAGGCTGGACGCAAATAATCAAAAGGCACAGAGAAATTTGTTTGAGAACCATCGGCTGTGTAAGTAATAGATGTAGCCAATTTAATAGCTATATTAATCATCTCCTTTACAAAAAATAAAAAGACCACCAGCTCTAAAAGAGCCAGCGGTCACCAATTCAATTTATTATCTCCTCATCTGAGGAAAACTATTATAAAATTTTTGTTTGTCTTCATACATTGCTTTTTCGGCATACTCTGTGATTTCCGCAATATCTGAGAAGACACCGGCAGAGTAGCCTAAGGCAGCTAGGGGAGGGTTGTCCTTAACCCACAGGGATTTATGGAAAGACAACACACTTCCAAGAAACTCGTGGATTTTAATATCAAACCCAGCTACTATAAATTCATCACCTGATATATGATAACAGTTATAAATAGGGGAGATAAAGGTTTCCTTAAGCTTAGCTGCAAAGTCCTTTATCAGCTTATCCCCTGCACTGTGTCCAAAGTGGTCATTGGTATATTTCAGACCATTGATGTCTGCAAAAAGGATACCAACGAAACCAATGTGATTAGTGGTACTGTCACGCTCAAAGGCTTGCTTATTGTACAGTCCTGTGAGAACATCACGCATAGCACCTTGCTCATAAATACGAGTTATGTCCGCTAAAAGTTGGGCATAGCTATTTTTGAACTGTTGCTGTATTTCACGTTGAATATCAGCACTTAATTCCATGGGACAGAACTCCTTTCATTATCTAGAAAAGGAACAATGGATAGGTATGAAGTTAGTAGCTGTACATTGGAATCACCTCGGGGAGAGAAAAAGGGGCATTAGTTCCACATGGAATTGAAATAACCACAACCCCCTAAAATACTTAGAATAACTACGATAGTTTCAATGATTTTAGTTTTCAATGGTATTTCTTTATTAAGGAGCACCTGCTTTAGCAGAACATTATATAGCATATAAATGATGCTTATAAATAAAGCAAAAGCACCACATAACCAAAGCGCACCCTCTACCATATCAAAAATGAAGCCTATTATCTGCATAAATCATATCACCTCTGATATTAATTATAGCACATTATTCAGGTGATTGTATATATTTGTAATTAAGATACTTCTTATTGGCACTTCTGAAAATGATATTTTGCTTTTTGTTAAGTTCATCAAGCTTAATACGCTTGGTGTCTGCATCCATCTTTTTGTCTGCATACAGTTCCCTAATAGCTTTAGAAACTTTCATAGCATCTGCCCTAGCTTTACGCATACCTTTAAGTTCTTTGTCTACCTTAGGCTTCCTACCCTCAAAAGAGGCATCTGCATATTGTGTCTCCAGCTTATCAAGACCACCAAAGAATACATCCTTGCTGCGGGAAGTACCTGTACCCTCAGTATATGTAAATCGAGTATATTCAGTCCACTTCCTACTAGGGGTAGCCTCATCTTTAGCCATCATATTGACACCACCCATAAAAGCATAACCCATAGAGCCTGTGAGACCATAGATTGTATTGTCTATCTTAATAGGTGAGAGATTAGTCACCTGACCAATACCACGAGCTACCATAGAGGTATACTGATTATATTGATTCTTAGGGCTAAGCTTTTCAAGACGTTGGTCAACAAGAGGACGGTTACGATACATAGAGTGGTTTGTCTGCCATTCATAGAACTTTTCAATAATGGGAGGAGCACCGGAAGGAGCGAGGTCTTTGATAAGCTTATAGACAACATCCGCAATGACCTGCTTATCTTCCCCTTCAGCCATGACATCTAATAATCTTTCAGGTATAGAGCCAGCTAGCTGTCCGATAAAGGTAGGTTTAGGATAATCATAGATGGTATCACCTATCTTGATGTACCATGCTTTATTCTTCATCTCCATAGGCATATCCTTATACCAATCTTCGTCTTTATTCCAATACCACAATAACAGGGTGGGAAACAGTACATGTTCTGCCATAGCAAGCCCAACACTGAGAGGATTTTTAGAAAGCTCTCTAGCTGTCTTTAAAGTACCTTGAAAAGCCGCATTTAAAAAAGGCGTATGCCTGTTAAGAATTTTAACAGTAGTACCACTCTTCGCAAAATTAAGGGTACTGTCAGAAGCAACCATAGCAGCTTCAATCATAGAAGCACCACGTCCTTTAGCACGTCGATAAAGAGCCATACGTGGTAACTGTTCCATAGCTTCACCATATGCTACATTCCAATTCCATAATACTTTGATAGGATATAAGATTTTATCAAGGGCAGAATCACTAATGTTAGGGTCTACAGTTTTCCTAAAGTCTTTATTGATTTCAGCAATAGAGCCTAAGCGTGTGGACATAGTGACACCATTAGACCTAAATTCTCTTTTGTATTGTCTAAGCAGAGCACGTTCTCTGTTGTTGCGAATGATAAGTTTACCAAAAGCATTGTCACTATTGAGCATCTGCAATCCCTGCCAAAAGATTTTCATAGGAGCAACAAGGGGAATGTGAGAAGCACTACGCCCATCAGCGTTCATAATAGTGGCTTCAAGAATATCTTTGCAGAGGTTAGCAGTAGCGAACATAGGTGTGCTAGTAGAGCCAATACGTAAAGCTGTTGCTGCGCCATGAGATATTTTTTCAATAATGTCAAGTTTAGAAGCACTCATATTGCCATCTTCAGAAGTCATAGCTTCATAGAGACCTTTCATCATACATTGGTAGTATTTAGGGTGTCCCTCTTCATATACAGTAATAATTTGTGAAACGTGCTTGTATTTACCATCTTTTACAGGCATCATAAGAAAATGTCCCTTTTCACCTTTAGCTAAATCAGCAAGAGCAAGACCAACACGGTTGCGCTCTACTTTAGTGACAATACTCTGCATATTTTTAACAGCTTGGACAAGAGGGTCTTTAATAATACGTTCAGACCCCTCAACAGTCATAGCCTTATGGGATGCAAAGAAGTCACTAGTACCCTCAATCTCAAATGAACGTGACATAGGGATATATTCAGGGTATTTTTTCAAGAAGGTATTAGCAACCTTTGCAGGGATAATTTGTCCGGCAACGGCAATTCGCAACACATTCTCATTCCATTGTTTCCAAAGATTAGAAGCAACTTTCATCTCAGGCAGTTCCTCTGCTTTAGCAATGATTTTATTACATTCTGCAAAGGTGTGTGTTGTCTTACGTCCTGTTCCCATAACTTCTAATTCGTGTTTAGCTGTTTGGTAGGTATTAAAAGCTTCATAGAAATCAGTATACTCAGTCTCTTTAAGCCATTTTTGAAGCTTAACACCACGCTTACCTTGTGCATCCAAAGGTTTCAAGATGTCAGTAGCGACAACATTATTGAGAGCAACATTGAATTTTGTCTGCATCATCTTAATAGCAGCTCTAGTTCCTAGATTATTACCATTCAGAAGACAACCAACAGTATCATTACCTGCTTGCTTTGCATACTGTGCTAAGACAGCAGGGTCATTCTCCATAGCTATCTTTACACCTTGGTTATCCTCATAAGCTCTTATGCTTTCGTCAAGGTCAGCATACTCCCAAGCAAAATGCTTTTTAGTAGCAGTCCAAGTACCAATGAGTTTATCAATTCTTTTGCCAAGCTCTTTGTCTGCCCAATGAAACATGCCAGCAGCTTTGCTGAAGTCAGACTGTGAACCCCATCGGCGCACCTGTTGTCCTAAAAGGTTCATCTGTGCCTGATAAAATCTATCACTTGCAATAGCCTTTTCAAACTCAGCATAGGCAAGAGGGAAGTGCTTCTTAGCCATCTCAGGGTTGACACAATACTCATTCATAAAGGCAGCACGTCCTTCTTCTACATAGGTAGCATAGTTTCCCGGAGCATATCTATTACCATACTCACCATGTTGCCATATGGAAGTAGCACCATCATAAAGTTCTTTTTGAACTGCTGTATCTTTACCCCAACCAAATTTATCAGACAAACCATGACCGATTTCATGGCAGATTACAGACCATGCACGAAACCCACGGATACGGATACCTTTACCTTGGGGCATAAAGTAACCTAAGGTTCTATCACTATCAGTTAAATCCAATCTACCGGGGCGAATAGGGAACATAGCTTTTGCAGTTTCCCATATATCTTCTGCACTCACAGGATGAGGATAAAGGTTATCTTTACTATATTCCAGCCTATCGCCAAATGCACCCTGCATAATTTCAGGTGTCTGCCTAGCTTCGATGTGGTCGGTAGCTAACTGATTAGCAATAGCATCCTGTTGCATTTGTTGTTCGGGCATCTGTTCAGGATATGCTTTTTCAGCGGTTGTCTTGGGTTCACGTTTCGTAACCTGAGCAGGTGTAACCATCTCCTCATAGTCATTATCAACATCCCATACATTCTCACGATGCTGCTTACGATGCTTACGTTTCCTTTTATTCTTCTCTTTAGTAGGAGAACCTAACTTTTTGTTTGTCTCATCAACCTTAGTCTTATCAGCCATAACCTCAGTAGCAGGGTTTGTCTTTTCAGACACAATCTCTGCATCTGTGACAGGGTTTGTCTTGGCAGACCAATCAGCTTTGGCAAGCTTTTTAGCACCAATAGCAGTATCGGTCAAAAATTGGCTGACAGCAAAACGAGCAGGATGTTCTGCTGCGTAATTACGTACATTCTCATCCATAGCAAGAACTGTACCTGCTGCAATACCGCTACCCACAAAAGGGGTAGTCATAACCTTAGAGACTTTAGGGGCAGCCTTAGATAAAAGACCACCCACCCCATGTGTCACAGAAGCTGCCACAGTACCTGCCATCATAGGGAGCAGGGATGCTTTGGCTTGGTCAGACATCTCAGGGGCATTTTCAATCTCCTGTGCTTTCTGCATCTCATGCACCATGATAGGTACTTGAACAGCCAAAGGAATCCAAGGACTAGCAGCACCTGCTACGTCACCTATGAGAGTAAGGGGGTCTTTGGTAGCCACATAACGAGCATCATCCACAGCATCCTGCAAAGCCTGTGCAACCTTTTCTTGTGCAGGAGAGGGAGAAGATGCATCAACGTCCGGTAAAGCCATATCATCAATAGCATCAAAATTACCTGTTTTATAGGCTTCACCAGCAGCCACAGCAAGCTTCTGACCTGCTTTGTCCATGTCTTCAATCCATTCAGTAACACTCTCTGCTAAATCATGCAAGGGGTTAACTTTGGTATTAGAGAGCTGTTCTTGTCCTTTGGCTTGTAAATCAACACCGCTGACATAATCATCATCCATCTTATGCCATGCATCATACATATCAAATTTAGCCATAATTCCTCCTATTCCCCTCTAGCATCTGCTAACATATCATTTATATTACCTTCAGCACCAAAGACATCACGTAAAACTTTATTTACATCAAGACCTGCTTGTTGTGCAAGAACCTCAACTCTGCGGTGAATTTGGTCTTCATCTAAAGGAACACCTCTATCATCAGTGGGGTTACTATTGACTAAGATTTTTAATTGAGCTATCTGTTGGTCATAATCTGAAAGAGTAGGGGTATCATTTGATGGGTCATAGTTTGATTTAGAGGTAGACTGTGTTGTCTCTTGCTCACTAGGGATATACCCACGTTTCTTTTTAAACTCTAGCAAGGCATTAAGTCTTGCTGTAGCTCTATTGGCTCTCTTTTGCAAAGCCTTGTATTCATCAGAATCACCATCAACATCAGGGTCTTGATAAGCTTTATACCATTCGGCGTATGTCTGAGTATCTTTAATATATTGATAGCCATTTTCATATGACCAAAAATGTTTAGCTTCTGCATCATTACCATAGCCTTTAGCTGACTGCCGTGCTTGACGTGTGATAGCACGAATCATAGTAGCCTTAGTTGTCTCCGGTAAATTAGAGCTATTTATAATCTGCATCTGCTCACTTGGGTCATTGGTTTGTAAAAGAGCCATATTGATTCTGTCTCTTTCATCTGCATCACGTTGTGCCTTAACACGTTGTGCTTGTGCCTGTTTAGCATAGATAGCCTGACGTATCTTATTGATGCGCTGGGGATTATAGGCAGCAGCAGACTGTTCTTTAGGATTAGCAGCTTTCATACCACCATGGTAATCAGCAAGATGCAGATGTCTGCCTGTGCCAGCATCATGGAATAAGACCTCACCAAAATACTGCTTAAAATAAGACAATGCTTTATTAGCCTGTGCTTCATCCACATTGTCACCTAAGTAAATATCCACAGCATTACCTTGGGTATGTTCTGAGTTTGGTACACCACCCACAGATGCATTATGCTCTGCTGTGCGATAACCACTAGTAATCTGTGCATCCTTAAAGCCTAGCTGATAGATAGCACCACCAACCATAGGCAACACGCTTTTCATAGTAGGTGACAGGTCTGTTAAGTCGGGGTTGTCTCCCTGTGAGATAGGCAGATTAGCTTCAGGAATACCATCAGCATTTGTAGTTTCCGCAGGTAACTGAGACAACAATACTTCTGCTTGTGAGAGGTCAATAGTGCCATCAGGGCGTGTGCACTTAGACACAATATCATCAGTAACTCTCAGATTGAAGTTATCTGCAATCTTTGTATAGGAGGGATAGAGGTTTACCATCTGCTTTAAAGACAAACCATCTTCGTACTGATAGTCACCTAAGGCATCCAATCTTGCCGTATCAAAATCTTGGTCAGCAATCATCTGAGCAAGAGGGGCAACAGCTTTAATGAACCCATCTCTATCCCTCGTACCTAACTGAATCTTGCGCAATGCTTCACTGCCACGAGTGAGGAAGTCTTCACCTTTAGCTCCACTATACACAAGGTCTTGAAGCTCACTAGAACCCAGCATGACCATCTTCTGACGCTTATCATCATTGATTCTCTTGTCAGCTTCATTAGCTATTTTTATTGTGTCTTGGACAGCACCTTCATAATAGCCTTGGTCAAATGCTACTTTATTAGAGATACCTTCATCACTGAAGTTAGCTCTGTTTTCCTGTAGATACTTATTGAAAAGACTAACAGCTTCGGAAACGCTCTTAGGCTTTTCAGAAGCAGGGTCATTTGCCCATTGCTCTTTGGCATATTGGCTTGCCATTTTACCAATGCCTTTTTCAAGAACAGCCATAGCATAGCGGTTATCTGTCAAGTCAAATTCATCACTAGAGTTCTGCAAAGCAGCCATGCGGTCAAATTTCTTCAGGTCTTCTTGTGTCTTACCTGCAAGGAGTTTGTCTGCATTGACCAATACTGCTTGGTCTTGGGTGCGTTTTTCATCAGCAATACGCTCCTCCATGATATTCTTACCAAGGAGACCTAAAGATGATGCTAAGCGTTGTGCATCTAAATCTGTACGTTGTGAGATGCCTGCAGATGCATTGAATTTATTTAAGGACAGCGCATAGGGCATCTCCGGTTGTTTTGCAAACTGCCGTTGAGTACCTACCGCTGCCTGTACTTCTTTACTCAATCTTCTTACCTCCTATAAATACCATTGCCAATACCTAGCTTCTCATGGACGCTACGTGGAGCGTTGCCTACCCATGTCTTAGTAGCAGTCTTGGCTGTCTTTCCAATGCCACCTGTAATCTTCTGCTGATTCATAATATTCTTAGCTTGTGTATAATTATTCAAACCTGTGGCAGCAGAAGACAAAAAGTTAGTGAATCTGCTAGGCATCTTAGGTGCAGAAGCATTAAGGTTCTCTAAAAATTCGTGAGTAGATTTTACCTGTCGCTCACGATTCAGGTCAACCTCATTAGATTTACGTTGGTAGTTATCTTGGATAGAGGATACTGCACGAGCGGTATCACCTTCGGCAGCACGTACAATGAGGTTAGCTGTACGTCCGCTCATGGTCTCATTCACAGCAGCCTTTACGCCACTATTGAGCTGCATAGAGTTTAACCTAGTGTTGCTGATTTCTGCGACAGCTTGGTCAAAGGCATCTGTGCGCTGCTGTTCTAAATCCATGATATTCCAATTCATCTCAGTAATAGCTGCCTTAGCCTGTGCGTTCATGGTAGCCTGTGCTGCCTTAGCCTGTGCACGTTGTCCCATATAATCACCTGCTACTTGCAAGCCTGTACTGATACCAGCAGCCACCATAGGACTGCACATAAGACATCACTCCTTTATTGGGTATAATGTAAATTTCTGAAATAGTTCTCCATTGATTCTTGTGTAGTTGCCAAATTCAGCTCCCAACCATTTAAGCCATTGTACATGTCGCTTATTCCTAAGCCACACATAATTATAAACATGATGTGTTACCCATTGTTTAAAGAAAGGCTTACAGAAACGTAGGAACTTAATAGGGTGTATATCTACCTCATTAGTACAGACAACCCATATTAAGTAAGCATCAATAGCACCAATGGCATAAACCCTTTGTGTCTCATCATCATAAAGACACAGAGCATTGCTTAACTCCTCAACCTCAGTGAAATCAAAGGGGGTATTTGAAGCATAGAACCATTCCATTTTGTCTTCATCATGCATATTTTCTCTGAAGTTACAGAGCTGTTCAATGGTTAATTTAGATACTTTTAAAATAGTCTTGTCCTCCTTTGGTAATTTCCAATCCAACCTGCACCCACAAGAGATACAGGGAGTGGGGTGTCTGTTTCCAAACAAATGTTTACATTCTCATTTTTGGCTTGTATAGGGAACTTAAAAGAGCCTGTGGTAAAGGGCATTGCACCTAAGATATTAAAGCGAGTACCTAAGAGCCTAGAGGTATACTCATAGACATAGGCTTGTTTGTCTTTAATATCCACAGTTACTTTGAAGTAGCCACTATCAGCATAGTTAAACCACATCTGACGCAGTTGCAATCTGCCCTCAATAAGAGCCTGAGTGCTTCCATTATCAGACTGCTTAACCATAATGGTTGACATAACAATCTTAAAATTATAATTGATACCTACAGTCAATACTTGGTTAGAGTAATCACCAATAAAGACTAGCTTTCCCTCTTTAGCCTTAGTGTATGTACCATCGGGAGCAACAGCACTATATTGTTTATCCTGCTCATATATATCACCGAAAATATCACTTATATTCACAGTAGTTTCATCTTTAAGGGAATCATAACACTCAGCAGGAATCTGATAGAAATGTTTGCAATCCAATAAGATACGATAGGCTTCACCATCAAAGTCAGTAGTATTAATGGTAAAAGAGATTTTCTCCAAACAGTAATAGCCATTACGCTCCACTATCAAATAGAGATAATTGTCAATAAATTGCCCCCCATAGACAACACCTTGCATATCCCACTTAGACCATGCAGCCTGTACACGTTGGCTATCAATAAAAAGGTACTTATAGACATATATTGATGTCTCATCACCTTCAGTGAGATAAAGCATTACATTCTCAACAGTAGAGGGAATGATTTTATACACACCATTAGGAATATAGTTAGGAACGTGGGATGTTATGTCTTGAACATCCTTAGCATCTGTGTTGTCTGCTGCGGTGAAGAACTCACGCACAGTGGTATACTTAGCTCTTTCAGCTACAAAGTAAACATTGCGTCCTGCGTTAACAGGCTTAGCTTTAAGACTAGCTTCATAGTGGGTAACTGCCGGGGACAGATTAGCACTTGTAGGTGTCAAGATACCATCAGCAGAGAGCATGAATTGTGCTTCTTGACTGAACAAGATAAGGTCAGTATCAAACGTGACAGCATTATACAGTGTGCTAATGGTATTATCAGAGACCGCTAAGTCGATAGGGTCTGTGTCCTGCACTTTGGTTGCACTTGTCATCCAAAAGTTAAAGAAGTCAGCAGAGCGAGTGAGGATAATATTTTCACCACTTAAGAAGCCTAAGCGGTTACGATGATAGAAGACATCATTTATTGTCCCACCAATGAAGGAGGGTTCAGGGTTACTATCTTCATCTCCTACATCACGCACAGACCAATCAGCACATTTGAAAGTAAAAGTACCATCTGCTTCACGTACTAAAACGTGGGGCATAGTAGTATTATCAATATGATTCTTCATTGATGGTCTTGCACATTCACGCCATACTTGGTCTTCTGCCCCATAAGAGACATAATAATCATCTGTACCGCTGCCTTCTTCGCCGGTGATTTTAACAGTAAAACCATCAGGAGCATTGACAGGTAGATTAGAAAATTTCTGAACAAACTTTAGAATACCGAAAGCTGCTTGATTATTATAGCCATCATAGACAGTAGCGGAATCAATCAAAGAATAAGCTTTTGAATTACTAGGAATAGAGGTAGATACAGTCCATGTGAGTGTATAGACATTCATCGTACTATCTAATTTTAAACCATGGGCTTGTTGTGTTATTACTTTATTGGTTACTTTCCATTTATCATTCTGACAGCGTGTGATTTCTGCCATCATCTTTTTATAAGCAGTATAATCACTATCAAAACTCTCATTTGAATTAGCACGTAGATTTTCTTCAGTAGGGAATTTGACTGTTATAGTATAATCATTACGAGTTATAACAGTTGGAAAGGCACTCCAAGTATGAAAATGCCCTGTAAAAGCTAATCCTTTAAAGCGGTCTTCTTGTTGTATAGGAGAGGTGGTGGGTTGTAAATAAACTGTCTCACCTGTCACAGTTTTAAAGGCTGTCTTCTTCAGATATAACCATGAAGAACCTGTGGTAACCGCAAACCCATTGTCTTTTGCTTTGGTGGCTAATTGTTGAGCAATGTAGTCTGTGGTAATCAGTTTTGTGTGGCTTTTATCTGAACCATCAGGGGTCTCATGGCTTGCGATAGTTGTGCCATTTACATCAATACGATACGTCCTGCCGTACTGACCACTTTTGATGTTAACAAGGAGACCTTGAACATCCCAACTATTGTTATCAATAGTATCAGCCATCTTTGTCTTTTGCAGCGTGTTGCAGATAAAGGTATAATCCGCAATCGTGATAGGCTTCAAGTTATATCGTGGCAACTGTGTATAGATATAAGGTTTAGTACCACTAGCAAAGTTCACAGTCTTCCTGTTGCCTTGCATGTCATAAATTTCAATATCACTACCTGTGAACAAGACAATATACTTCTCATTTACATCTCTGTCAATAAAATGTACCAAAGGTTTAGCAGAATCATTTATTTTACGCCCTAAGTTAGCTACTAGAATACTAGGTGGTCTCTTTTGTAAGCCACCTGCTTCACTAGAATAGCCATTCAACTGTTCTTCTAGCTGTTCAGGGTGCCTGAGAATAGGTGGTTGCTGAGACACACCACTAACAAGGTTCTTGATGTCTTGATTAATCAGTCCCATAATCTCACCTCAATCTCAGCTCATGAACATAGGTATGTTCCAACATTGAGTAGCTATTATTGTCTACCTCAAATTCCATCAGATGTTGCCATGCTTCAGCAATCTCTTGCTGTGTAATTTTGGTCAGACTATCATCACCAAAGTAAGAGCTTTGGAAGACAAAACATGCCTTAGCTAAGATATAGTTTCTCATCTGCTCCGGTAAATTCTCAAAGTCAAGATAAAGCACCATCTCTACATCCAAAGGTTTCTCAAAGATTAGGGTGTCTTTGAACAGGTCTTTTACATAGTCACCCTGTCGAACGAGCTTGACACCATGGTTATCCTTAAGATACAAGTAGTTACTGTTCCATGGTATCTTCTTTGTGTCTACATCCGGGTTAAGGGTGAAGTGTGGTGTTTTGTTAAAAGTCCATCCTCGGGACTGCTCTTGTCTGCTGATATTCCGCAGGATACGCAGGGCATTGATAGCATCCACATCTGTCAATTCTTCAAGACTGTTAATAGGAGCTTCACCAATAGTACCAATGATACTATTGACTGCATCAAGTTCAGTTAATGCTGTTAGTTGCATTGGTATCTCCTTTCATTTTTAGAAAAAATAGGGGACAGCATACGCCATCCCCTAGTGTTAGTAGTTTAAAATTAAGCCTGAGTTACAACACCCATAAAGGCAGCTTCAGGACGCAGACCACCAAAACCTTTTGCATATTTAGCAATAATTTGGTCTGCCTGATATTCAGGGCGGCGAGCATGTTCCATGCCAAGACCTTTGAGGGTCAGGATACCAGCAGAAGACGGATGTGCCACAATGAATTGGCAGGTGTCTTTGTAGGTAGCAGGGAACACATGACCATCACCCTGCATAACATTTTCATTATCTACGCCACCATCAGTCAGCAGGGGAGCTTCAATCAAATCAAAACCAATCAGTTTCGGAGGGTTGTTGCCCTCAATGGTCATAGAAGCACCATACAGTTTGTTGATGATGTCCTTGTTAGCAATCAGGGCATTGAGTGCCATCGGTTTGATGTAGCAGTTGCGACCTGCCAACGGAACATTATTCTCAGACATTTTGGTCTTGATTTTCAGCAGTTCCTTAAAGATAGCTACGCCCATAGCTTCAGTTTCGCCATAGTCAGCGGTTGCCACAGTCTCGGTAACAATCAGACCCTTGCCAGTGCCTTTGACACCAGTAGTAGCATTGGTAGGCAGGTTCTCTTTGTCTTCTACAATCATCTTAGCTACTTCAGCCAAGATAGCACAGTCCTGAGCAACAGCCAATGCTTCACCCATTTCCTTGGAATACTTAGAACGCAGCTCAAAGTGGTTCATAGCTTCATCCAAATCAAAAATCATGCAGTCAGAGGTCAGCAGACCATCCAACACAATAGTACGCTCATTGTGTTCAATGGGAGTACGCAGGTCATCCAAGTTCTTACCTGCTTTCAGGTATTTAGCTTTTGCTCGACCTACAATCGGGAAGATAGCAGATTTACCATGTTCGATAGTACGCTCAGAGAAGCGACCACCGGTAATAGTGGATTGAGAGAAAGCGGTGAGAACTTCACCGGTAAACATTTTCAGAAATAAACCTAAGCGGTCTTTGCCTTTATCAGATTGTGCAAGACCGGGGTTGGCAATAATCATATCAGCCATTAAATCACTCCTTTAATAATTTTGAATAAAAAAAAATAACCCTCCACTTATGGGAGGGGATTGACGTTTGTGTCTTAACCAAAGAATTTAGAAGCAGCAACTTTACGCTCTACTTCCTGCATATAGTTAGGGTCTTTACCATAGCGTGGGTCACTCATAGCTTTAATCATCTCATTGGCATCAGTATAGCCTTTAGATTTACCCACGTTACCACTACCACCTAAAGTAGGATTAGCAGTACCATGCTGCGCTACCATCTGTGCCTTTACACCTGCAATGTAAGCAGACACAACAGACAAGTCATCTTTGTTTACAATAGCATTGAAAGCATTGACAGCACCTTTACCTTGGGACTGTACGAATTTTTGGATACGTTTGTACTCATTGATACCGCCAGCATCCTCAATAATCTTATTAGCAAAAGCATCAGCCTTAGCTTGCCAACCTGCGAGAGCTGCTTCTACAAGAGCTTTAGGGTAGCCTTTTTCTTCCAACAGCTTATAACTGTCTGAAGACAACTCACCCTTCTCATTATATTCAGCTTCTAAGGCAGCATAGTCGATGCCCTTACCTTCAAGTTCAGTCTTGGCAGATGCAATCTCACCTTTAGCTTTTTGGTACTCCTCCTGCTCCTCAGCAGGTTTGTCTTCTTCTTTGGTGTCTTTTTCATCAGTGGTGGTTTCTTCTTCACCTTTGCCACCTTCAGTGTTATCAGTATCAATAACTTCACCATTAGAAACAATAGTAGTATCAGTAATATCTACCTGTGTTTCCTTAGGTTCTTCATTGACCTGTGTGTTTTGATTTTCAGTATCAGCCATTATCTTCACTACCTCCCTGTGTCTGCTGATTCATGGCATCCATAGCACCTTTGGTTGCATTAGGTATTGCAGCCTGTGCCATTGCCATCATTTGTGCTTGTTGTTGCTCCTGCTGAATCTGTTCGGCAGTCTTAATCAAACCTGTGGTGTCAAGGTTGCAACTATTTGCCCAAGCACGAGCAACACCTTCCCAATTCACAACAGATGCTGCATCAGGAATCTGAGCAATGCCTTGGATAAAGACAGTCAGCTTCTGTTGGTCATGTCCACGTCCGATAGCTTCCATGCCTGTAGTTACGGCAAGAGACACAATATCTTTAGGGACATCAGCAATTTCACCTTTTTTGGAAAGGATATTTAAAAGTGTATTAGCTAAGGGGAGCTGCAATTCTTGTGACAGGATAGAATAAATACCACCAAGGGTATCTTCCAGCTCATTAGCCACATAGCGGATTTCCTCAGCCGTCACACGTTCGCCACTACGTTGGACAGCAGAGTTTAGCATGAAGGCATAAGACAACCTGCTTTCAATAGCATCAGCAGTCATCTTAGCAATCTGCATATCTTGTGTCTTGTCCAGCGACAGGCAAGTAACATCTTCCTTGTTACCTGTTACAAAGCCACCATTTTTTGTCTTCATAATCTTGCTAGGTTGTGTCACGCCATTAGGGCGCACAAGGTAGATTACAGAAGCAGCAATAGCAGACATCTCTGCAATGGCTTTAGAGAGACCTTCAAGGGTCTTTAAGTCACCAATATATTCCTCAACATATGAGCGACTATAATGTTCACCATCCATCTTAAAGAGACGGACAGGAATCCAAGGACAAACATCAGCAGGGAAAGACTGCTCATAGCCATCAATCTGTTTCCCCTCAATCTCTTGGTAACTATAATATCTGTTGTCTTTAGATGAATAGGTGATATGTGTATAGACCTCAACCAATTCATCACCACGTTTGGTAGACAAATCAATATCTAGTTGCCCTAAGACTTCATAGGGCAGGGTATTGATAGCAAGTTTGTCACAGGTAATCATCTGAATAGGGTGTCCCACAAAATCTCTTTGTACTACATAACTATTCAGCTTATAGACTTTAATGCCCCCCTCTTTAGGAGGGAAGAACAGTAAAGCATTGCCAGCTATAATAAGCTGCTTCAGACACACCTCCATAGAGACACGCATCTGCGAAGATTCAAAGTATTTCTGAGCCGTTTGTTCTCTCTGTACTAATGCTTGCTCTATCTCTTGTTTGTCTTCGGGTTTGCTCTCATAATATTTGAGAACATCATCTCGGATGTCTTGTCTGAAAAAAGGTGTGTTTGGGGGAAACAGAGCTAATACCAGCTTTGATGTGAGGTTATTGACACCTCTTGCACCTACCGCTTGATAGGGCGTAGGGTATTTAGTAGTACCATTAGCTTCTTTTTTAGGAAATAAAAAAGGGATTGTATATTTTGCACAATCCTCAGCTCTGTCAATATAAACCTCACGCTCAATAGCCAATCGCTCATATAAAGCTTTTGCTGTCTCTGCCATTAAAGATTCACCCCTGTACCACTACCAATCTGAGTGATAGTGAGCTTCTTTTTACCCTTGGTCTTAGCGTTTGGATTTTCCTTTTTGGTATCCTCAGCCACATTATCAATCTTCAAAGGTGCTGCAACAGGGGCAGCAGCAGGAGCAGCTTGTTCTACTTTTGGTTTTCTACTACACATCTTTCCTCCTCTCTACAACTGTGTGGGATTGTATACGCCATTGCGAGCAATCGTCAGTTGTTGTCTACCTTTCTTCTTGTTAAAGGTATCAGTAGTACCGCCATACTCAGGACTATCAGGGTCTTTTGCATTGGTTTCCGGTACTAAGGAGGATGCAGATACATCAGTATTTACGCTGGGTGTCTTAATCTTCCAGCACATCTTATCACTCCTCGTCATTCAAATTAGCCATAGCCTTGATATGCCCTAGCACATCCATAACGCCCCTAATATATCCAATTAACTCGTCATTGTTTTTGGCATTGTGTGTCATAAGGCTACCAAGACTGTAGGCTTTCTCTAAATGTTCATAAATTACAGGGTTTACATATGGTAGTTTTTCTCCATCATCCCCTTTAGATACAATATTAATATTCATTGTCACTTATATACCTTTACTTTATTTGAAACTCAGGCGTGCATCCGAAAATACACGCCATTACAAAGGCTAATGCCTTTACTATTCATTGTCGCTTATATGCCCCTTTACTTTATTGTCTCTTTTGTGACCCTTTGGGTGTCCAAAGGATAGGCTTAAGGTCTGCATCAACATCCTCATATCTAAGAATACGAGCAACCCTTGCCTGTGTCAGTGCTTCTTCCTCTGACAACCCTGCTTTAGCATAGGCAGCCACCACGGCATCCCATGAGCAGTCCTTGTCTAGGATTCTCTTTGCACCAACCTCACCAATCTTAGGACAACCTTTGTAGTTATCAGTAGCATCACCGACAAGAGTTTGATATAAGAACTGATAATCAGCTTCTGCTTGTGTTGTCTTATGGAATGTATCCTGAATGAAGTTATAGAAAGGACAGGGGATAGACCGCATATCCTTATCACCGCTGATAATAACAGCAGACGTATCAGGCATTGTACCATAGATACCTAAGAGGTCATCAGCTTCAAGACTTGGGATAGACAACACATTATAGTTTTTCTTCACCCACTCAACAGCAGAATGGTAGGCAAGAGGTTTTCTCTTAGCCACACGATTGAGCTTATAGGGGGGATAGACTTTAGAGCGAAAGTAAGGGTAGCTGGAGAAGCACATGGTAATGTTATATGCTCCCTCATGCTCCATGTGACGCAGGACTTTATCGGTGATACTGACAATCATTGTGTCAATAGCATCTTTTACTTCTGCTAAGTCAGAGTGTAGTGTCCACAGGTCACCATACCAATTAATTTCCTGCTCTGCTGCTGCACAGGTGCGAAAGACAATCATGTCAGCATCAAAGAGCAGATGTAAAGGTTTAGAAGCCAAGATTAAATACCTCCATCAACAGGTAGAGAAAACCAAGAATACCACCAATAATCAGACCATAGAAAACAATGCGAAACAGCAGAGCCAAAAGTAGCATTAACAAAATGTAAACCATATTCATTTAAATTCACAGCTCCTCTCTGTACAGTTCTTACAGTTCATAAAGCTTTTATCAAAGATTTCAGGGGCAACATCAGCCAAGCATTTTTGAATAGCCATAGCCAACTCTCTATGCTCCGGCATAGCTCTCTTACATAAACGCTTAGGCAGATATTCATACCATGCTCTAAAGTTACCTGTCACTACCAAGGATGTCTCAACACCTTGGGGCAGGAAGTAGGCAGCATCCTGTTCTGCAAGACCATCAGCAATACATTCTTTGTAAGCATGAAGCATAGGGTGCTTATCAATCATGGAATCAACAACTTCTTTAGGTACACCATGCTTTTTAGCAAAATCATACATACCATCAGGGATAATACAAGTATCAAAGATACTACCTCTAGCAGACTTACAGGTGAAGCTGAGGTGGCGGTGTCTCGTGAGTTGCCCTAAGACACGCACAGAACATGTCACCAAAAAGGAAGCATAGCAGTGCTCTAAGACACTAAGATGTCCACTCTCAATAATTTTCTTGATGGATTTTTCGGTAACATCTTTGCCATAAGGTTGACTACAGGCAGTCTTCAGTACCTCCATGTAGTTAGGGGTTATAGAAAGAAGCTTAGCACTTATCATCAAAACAGGTCACCCCCTGCTACAAGTCCTTTTGCTTTGGTCTCTAAAGTGTGTGGAGAAGCAACAGTCATAAAGCCACCTTGCTTACACTTAACTTCCACACGGATACGAGTTACTATGCCTTCAAAATAAATAGGCTCTCCTAAGGAGTTCTGACGTTTGATATAGACCTTCTGACCAATCTTTGGGACAAAAGGTTGCTTTTGTTTCGACATAAGGCTTTACCTCCACAATTTTTGTTTGTCTTCCGAACCTAAAGGCTTCTGCTTTAGTGTTCATAAAAATATCAATTTTTGTCTTACCATAATCACCACCAAACCTGTCCTGAACGATGTAGCTGTGCCCATCTATAACAACTTCAGTACCTAATGGCAAGCCATCACACGCCACAGTCACCCCTTGGATAGCAGGGTGTCCGCTGGCGGTGATGCCATCTGTCTTACCACATTCATCAAAGGCGGGGGTGTAGGCGGTGCAGATTACTAAGAGTAGAGTAGGGATGTTAAACATTCTTTAGTGTCCTGCACAATGTTTAATGAGTGCAAATTCAAGAGGAGCGCACTGCGCAAAGTCTCTAGCACCACGCAGGGCATAGGCAATAATCTGCAAGGCGATAGCAGCATCACGTGTATAGTAGCTAGATGTAAAACCACCATCTACACACTCGCTAGCTAATCTTTTACGGATGATGTCTTGATAGCTGCGCATTTCTGCCACCGGTACACATTTAGTGCAAGCTCTAGAGTATGCCTGCTCCAATTTGTTGTATTCATATGACAGTTCTTCATCACCTTTTATATCAGGCATAATGCATGTACCACGCATAGCGTGCAATTTCAGCAGTTGCTTCCATTCTTGCCATTCCATATAAGATACAGTAAAGCGTCTATAATTACATACCATTACTCATCATCCTCCTAGTGACAATCATACCAATTTCTACCAATCTTTCCCTCGGTATCTAATTGGCATCTGATTCCGTAATATTCTTGTGTTTGTCTCATAGCTTCTTGGGCAATTCTCACAGCTTCTTCAGCTATAGCTTCAGTTCTGCAAGCTACCTGTCCCTCATCATGCACCCAAGCCATAAACTGAAAGTCTTCTCCATGTTTATAGCCAGCTTTAATCATATTTTCTTCCCATAGGCATATCCATTTTTTACATATCAATGCGCCACAGGACTGTAAAAGTAAATTGAGAGCTGAATGTAGACTTCTCACATGGAGATGTCTGCCATCCAGCCCTCTTAAGTATTTTCGTTTCCATTCTTTAATTTTTCCATGGTACTCAACCACGAGTGTATTCTTGACAGCTTCACGCAACATCTTGATAGCAGGGGTGGCTTTCAGGAATTTATTCTTTACCTGTTTTCCCACCTTTTCATCACCGCCAAGCTGTTTACCGATAGCTTTATCCCCAGCACCATACAGGAACGCATAGATAAAGGTCTTAGCTGCATTTCTCGTGGGTAACCCAGCAGCCTGTTGATTTAATGTATGAATATCCCCATTCAAGATAACATGGGCATAAGCACCCTTATCATAGGGATAAAGATAATGTGCGAGACACCTAAGCTCCAAGCCACAGGCATCTACACCTACCTCATACCACCCCTCAGGTGCTCTGAACAGCTCCCTGCACTCTTGTCCGTAGGGACTACCCACATGAGGGACTTGGGCAACATTAGGGTTCGCATGGGTAGCACGTCCTGTTACTGTACCGCAAGGGTTCACACTGCCATGGATTCTACCATCAGCCTTAACATGCTTCAGCCACGCTTGATTACCTGTAGCAAGCTGACCTAACCGCTTAGCTACCATAAGGTATTCCTCAAAGACAGCCGCTAAGTCTCTTAGTTCCTGTGAGGCATTTTCGTCACCCTTAATAAACTTAAAGGTGTCACCATCAATCTTCAGACGTTCATCCTCATAGCAATCTTCATTCTCCGGCAAGTAATTAAATTGATGCTCCAGCACCCATGCTACCTGCTGTCTGCTGCTAGGATTGAAGTCCTTATATCTTTGAATAGGTACACCTGCCTTATAACCTAAGCGTTTGTTGTCTCTTTTAGGCACGAAGACCTTATCGGGTATCTGTGGCACAATGGACACAAGCTGAGAAGACAACACAGCATAGCGTAACTCTAAGGTTTCCCTCAGCTTCTCTGCCTTTTCTAAATCAAAGACAAAACCATTCCGCTCCTGCTTAGACATCAGCCATTGTGCTTGATGCTCCAGCTCTATAGCCTTAGCAGGTGCTCCAATCTTCATAAGGTATGTATAAAGCTTCTTGGTGACAGTGACATCCTGCACACAATAGGAGAGCATTTCCTCACTGAAAGAATCCCATGCATCCTCTTGCTCACCATACGTACCTTTAAGTTCCCCAAGGCGATAACCCCATGCCTTTAGTGATTGTCTACCAATCAATTTAGCAGGGAGTGTACCATTACGTACCCTAGCATGGTCAGTATCTTCTATGTTGCCACAGATAAGGCGTGACAGCACAAGTGTGTCTAAAACTTGTGGTCTCCATTCTCGCTTTATGCGGAACTCGGGATAGAGTTTAGCCAGCACAGCACAGTCATAGTTGATGATGTTGTGACCACAGATGCTCTCTCCATCCCTCAGAGCAGCGATTAATCGCATAGCTCCCTTTTTAAAATCATCAGGTCTGTAAGCTGAGATGTTGTTCTGTTCATCGATGATTACTAGACAATGCCCCTTAGTGACATTGTCCAGCAGACCATCAGTTTCAATATCAAAATAGAGCATAGCTTACAGCTCCACAGCATCTTGCGACAGGAAGTATTCCATACGCTCACGCTCATTTTCAAGAGCATTGATTGTCTTCTCATGCTTCTGCAAGTATGCCATCTTGGCTTTGTTGGCATTATGAATCATGCTATTGCAGTTCTTGATGCGAGCCTTAGCAGCTTCAACCTGCTTACGAGACAACCAAGACAGCAAGGAAGTACACCAATCAATAAGCTTTTCTAAGATTTCAAACATCTAAAAATCTCCTTTCTCTGTTTCATCAGTATCAAAAGGACACACAGGTGCTTCATACTCTGATAAGTCCTTCACAGCATTTAAGATATTATGCTCCTTGTCATATGCAAGGTATCCGGCGATACCTGTATCACCACTATACCTGTTCTTCAGCACCCTGACACGCACAAGGTTCTTCTTCATCCCTTCATCCTGTTGGTTTCTTTCAAGACCCCACACAGCATCAGAGAGCTGTGAGATAGCCTGTGAACCACGCAGGTGGGAGAGGGAGAGTGCACCGCCTTCTTCAGCAGGAGTGCCGTCAGTTCTGCGCAGGTGAGAGACAACCAACATGCCTACACCTGTTTCCTCTACAAGCGAACGTAGTTTCGTCATAAGTACATCGGTAGCCTTACGCTCATTTTCGATGTCAAGACCACTGATAGCGATAGAGATGTGGTCTAAGACAACAAAGTCCACCTGCTCACCTGTTACCATGTAACGGATGGTTTGCAAAAGGTCTTCACATTCAATAGAACCAAAATGATTGTAGAAGACAAAATTATCCATGATGTCTTCAAAGGCTTTCTTGTACTCACTGTCAATGATAGGTCTATGGGCAGGTTTACCTAACTTAAGACACACAAGACCATTGGCGGTGTGCTTAACATTTTCTTCCAGCATCAGCATACCTACTTTACAATAGCACTCAGTACCAAGATGGTAGGCTAGTTGTCTAACGAACGTAGTTTTGCCTATACCTGTACCTGCTGTGATAACAACAAGCTCACCTTTACGTAGACCATCAGTCATGTTCTGCAGGGGAATGTCCCAAGGTAGAGGGTAATTCAGGGATTCTTCATGCTTAGACAATACCTCCCACAGGTCATCACCTTTGATGATGTCGGCAGGGGTGTATGTCTTTGCTTCCCAAACAGCTTTTACAACAGCATCACTCTTGCCCTCTTGCAAGCACTCATTAGGGTCTTTGCAAGGTAACCATGCTATCTTAAGCTTGTTAGGGGACAGGATACCGCTGACAGCCTTTACAGCTTTACGTCCGGCATCATCCATATCAAACATGACAATGACTTCCTCGAAGCTCTCTAACCAATTAAAGTTAGCTCTGAAGACCTTAGCAGCACTAGCAGCACCTGTAGGGATACTCACAACAGGATATTTGTTACCCTGTACCTGTGATACTGTAAGACAATCAATCTCACCCTCAGTCACTACCAGCTTCTTGCCACCACCTTGGAACAGATGTTGCCCGAAGAACCTCTCACTAAAAGCCCCTCTAGCTTCAAATGTCTTATCAGCATATCTGATTTTCTGACCAAGCAGTTTGTTGTCATCATCATAATAACAAGCTACCTGCACAGGCTGACCATGTACCTTAGAGGTAAAGTAGCCATATTTAGCACAGGTTTGTTTTGTCAATTTCCGCTTAGGCAAGGGGGAAACCACCATGTCCTGTAGGTCTATCAGACCTTGTTTCTTTAATCCACTTGACAATTTTTTCTCCTCCTTGCTGCTGCGAAAATAGGTGTTGCATGAGAAACAATAACTGTGCCCATCTTCATAGATGGTTAAGGCATCGTGGCTGCCACAAGCAGGGCAGGGTTGATGTGTCTCCATAATTACACCTCGTCAGTAATAAATTTTATAGGCACATCATACTGTACCTTTAGCTCATTCAGCACATACTGCTGAGCATCGGATATTTTCTTGCGTCCTAGTGTATCAGCTAAGACATACACAGAAGTCTCACATTCAGGCAGGTTATATCCTGCAACTGCCTTTATTTCTCTGTCGGTCTCAAAAAGACCATTATTGAAGACAATAAAGTGAAAGCCTGTGTCAACTTCACCTTGTCTGTAAGCTTCCCTAAACAGCTCACGTTTGCGCTTACCCTTTAGGTTTCTTAAGACAACACATATCTGTGTGGTCTTAGTGCGCTCTTTGAATTTAAAGAGTGACAATACGCTCACCTTTTCCACGCAGGACAAGACCATTGGTGTCCTTCATGGTCTCTTTGAACCACCGAGAGGGAATCTCACGGCTGGCGTATTGGAAACCATGCTTCTCACACCATTCAGCCACAGTAGTCTTAGCTCCTGTACCGATTCTTGTCTTAGCGTTGGAGAATACAAAGCGTATGTCTAAATTTGGGTATTGTTGTCTGATAAGCAGATGCTTCTTGCGGTCAGCAGCTTCAAAGATACCCTTGGCTTCTATGATGATGCCATTAGGCAGAATAAAATCAGGGGTATAATGATGCTTTGTGGCAGGAATCTCGTAGGCGATAGAGTATTTTTCGTACACCTTAGGTACACCTGCGTTTTCAAGCTGCTGTGCTAAGCGGTCTTCTAAACCGCTACGATATGGTTTGTTGAGAGTGGAAAAGCCACCTCTGCGGTTAAATTTAATAGCCATAGGCTTTAAAAGTCTGCACCCTCATCAGCAAAGGGTACTTTATCCTCATCAAATTCTTCTTCTACATCAAAGCCACAATCATCCGCAGATACTGCACCAGCAGCAGGAGCGACGTAATTCAATACCTGAACTGCTTTCAGAAGCAGTTGGATACCATAGACAGTAGCAGAAGCGTAGAAGGGGCGCAGAAGCATACACAGGCGAATGGTAGAGCCATTACCTACTTCCATCTCTTCATCCATAGGTTTGCCCTTCTTATCAAAGACAGCCATAGTCTTTTCGATAACATCACCAGCTTTGGTCTTGATAACAGCGTTGGTCTTAGCCTTAAAGACAATATCACCATCTTTGTCCTCGTGGAAACCAAGGGCAGGGGCAGAGTTGCGACCATAGCGTTTGCCGTCAAAGTCGGGGGACTTCTTAGCCATCTCCCATTCATTTTCGATACGTTGAATCAGCTTATCAGTGTCTTCTTTAGACAATTTGATACCGCAGACATACTTTCCGGTATCCTCGCCATCAAAGACTTCAGTGCTGCGGAGCTTAGGGTACACCGCCTCACCAGCAGGGGTTGTGATTTGAGCAAAATCATTCTTTGCCATGTTTGTTATTCTCCTTTATTTTTAAATAATTTCAAAATTCTTTAAAGCTTTGTCAAGTGCTGCTTTTGAGAGCACAGGTTTAACGCCATTTTTGTATGCAAGGCGTGCAAGGGCAATTTGAGCACCTGTAAGGATAGAAAAGACATCCTCATGGGAACATACCGCACACTCGGTTTCCACAGTGCGTTTACCTACAATGACCTTTGCGAGAGTTTTATTACCCTTGGTGTAAATGATAATTTTAGTGTCTTTACAAGATGAGAGATGAGCAGGAACAAGTTTCTCAGGCGGAACAGACCACCCACGCCCTTGGGGGCAGTTGTAAGATGGAGATAAAGTGTGTCCGTGTACATCATTATCAAACTCTATCGCAAGTTCATGGAAGGCAGGGACAAAGGCACGCACAGTACCTACCTGACCTATAATATGGCTGTTACCATCATGCTTTTCAATGCAGCAAACTCTGTCACCTACTTTATAATTTTTAGGCATCCTTAGTTCCCTCCTTTGTTAATTAAAATCAATAAATTTAATGTTTTTAAGAGCAGGAAGTACCAACTCTTTGTTCTGTTCCTTCAGCATACGTTGCAGTGCAATCTGTACACCTGTGAGGAAGTCAAAAGTATCATCATGACTGCATGTTGCCTGTGTATGAAACATCAAACCTTCAGCACTGAACAGCTTGCAGTGGACTGTGCGGTCTTTGATATAAAAAACAAGCTTAGTCTCTTTTTGAACAGTAGCTGTAAGAGGACTTACTTCTCGTTCGGCTGCTGCAAAGAGGGTACGTGTAAATCCAAACTCATCTACAAAAGGTTTATCCATAACTATGGCATAGACAAAATCAACATCCTTCACTGTACCATTACCCTTAACATGCACTCTTTTATTTCTAGAATTTGGTGTAGTGTAGCCATCCACATATACTCTGTCTCCGACTTTAAATTTAGGCATCCTTAGTTACCTCCTTACCCCTTCTAGTCTTTACCGCAGGTTTAGAGCCTTTACCTGTACTGCCACTTTCAAGACCTCTTTCAGTCTCAGACAGCTCCTCAGTGACTTCTTCAATCGCCACCTCTTCAATCTTGTGAATCAACAGTTGTGCAATACGCTGACCAGCATCAATAATTTCAAGATGGTCACCTACGTTCTCCACATACAACATGATTTCACCACGATAATCAGAATCGACAATACCGACCTGATTAGCAAGTCTGAGTTTTGTGTCTCTGCCTGTAGAGGAGCGCAAGACAACCTCAGCATAATAGCCACTAGGCAGTTCCATAGCCAAGCCTGTACGGACGATAGCTGCCTTTGAAGACCAGCGTTGTGGTGTCACCGCAATGCGGTTAAGACAAACCAAGTCAAGACCAGCAGCTCCACCTGTCATTGCTTGGGGGAGGGTGGCTTTAGGGTCAAGTTTTTTGAATTTAATGTTTACCAAATTTTAGTCCTCCTTTGGATTGATTGGCATCTTATAGCCAAGTTTCATGAGCCATTCGATATAGCGTTTAGCCTTAGCTGCATCCTTTTCCGCAGCTTCACCTTGCTTCTTGCCAGCTCGCAGGGTGTATTTGATGATGTTACCTTTGAGGAAACCAACAAATTCAGAAAGAGACAACACAAGCTGCATCAGCTCAATAGGCTCTAAACCTACCATAGATGCATAGTGCTCATCGTAGTGCTTTGCTTGATTGTTAGTAGCATGGTTAGGGGTATAAGGTTCAAGCATGTTGTAACCTAAAAAACTAATCATAGCAGATTCACTACCATCAAGGTGGACAAGAGCATGTGTAGACCTTAAGGCTACTATTGTACCTGTGCAGCCTTTATCAGTACCATGTGCAACCCATACCCTCTGACCTACACGAGTGTCCTGTTTCAGCATAGACAATACCTCCTTAAAAATTATTGAGGAAAAGACAACACAGAAAGGAAATAGAAACGGTGCGATTTAGATTTTGAAAAGCGTGTTGTCTTTTCTTCACTAAAGGTGACCCATTAGCATTTCTTTAGGTAACTAAAGTGAACTAAAGGGACTATAAGACAATAGAGACCTTTAGTTACCTTAGGTAAGTTATTATTAGTTATTAATAACATAACCTTAGGTACTTAAAGGTCTCTATAGAATCTATAGGAATCTATAGTTATCTATTGTCTTCTTTCTTCACTAAAGGTGACCCATTAGCAAAATATATACTTACTGTCTCTTATAATGTTCAGGTCTAATTCACCCTTTTTAGGGGGAGCAGGAAGTTCTTTGGTTACTAAATATTGCAGAGATTCTTTAAATTCTGCAAGGACATCATGCTCTGTATAAAGCTCTATAAAAGCTTCTCTTACTAATTTATACATAATATCTACCTGAGACATAGGACAACCATAGCTATCATGAATCATTGTGAAGTGATTGATTCCTGCATCTTTACATTTGCAGACTGTGAGCTGAAGGTGACAAGCATCCATGCTATGAATGAAATTGGGGGCAATACCATTTGTTTGTCTGCTTTTGTCTATCTGCCCATTCTGATGGGGAGTGTAGATACGATAGCGTTTTCCGGCACATCTGAGCTTGACAATTTCAATATCAAACTTGACATAGCTCTGTTGCAACAATAATCCTAATGGTGTAATCCAAGACACAACATTTGAATTTTTTGTGACAAGTTTAGCACATTTGTGTAACCAATCCATTCCCTCAACAGCCTTTACAACTGTCTGACCTACAGCATCCCATATCTGACCAGCTAAATACTGTGCAGCCTGAAAATTATTAGACTGAGTGAAGACACAAGCTTCTCCTTGTTCTCTCATAGCCTTTTTTATTGTGTCTTCCATGATTTGAGCAGTATATCCTGCCTTTTTAGCACCATAGGCAAGTGTCATGGTTGGTCTTTTAGTAACTTTGCGGTTTACCCCAAAGTTTAACCATATTTGTGCAAGGGTTTTTGTACCAAACTTCATTCTCAGCTTCTTTTCGTCCCATTCATCAAGAGTGCCATTTACTGCATCTTTTTTCAAAAACTCATTGACTTTTTCTGCTACTTGCACTTGTCAACAAAAATTGGACACAAAACTAAAAAAATCAGGCATAAAAAACGAATCGATGTACAAGATTCATCAACTTTTCTGACATCCTTCA